GTCCCCCAGCGCCGCCGTCGTGTCTTCATTGCCGGATGTCTTGGAGACGGGGCCGCACCTGTCCAGGTACTTCTTGAGCCCGAAAGCGGCGAGGGGAATCCTGAGGCGCGTCGCGCGGCGCAGGCGAGGGCTGCCGGCGCCACTGCGGGCCACGCTGGAGACGCTGGCGTCGTCGTCAACGCCCTGACCCCCGGCACTCACGGGCGAGGCACAAGCGGCTACCCGGCCGAGGATGGCCATCTCATCACCGCCGCTACCCTCCAGGGCGGCGGACGGCGGGGTCACCGCGTTGACGCCGAGGGGGCGGCGGGGGGTCACCTCCTGCCGGTCGTGGCCGCTCCGGTCACATCGCGGGAAGCCAGGCGGTCAGTCGATTCCGACTGCACGAACGGCGTGATCCTCTCCCACGCCCTGACGGGTTCCCAGCAGCGCCAGGACGGCACCGTTGAGACGTTCGTCCCCCAAGCCGGCGTGGCGATCCGCCGCCTCACCCCGCTTGAGTGCGAGCGCCTCCAGGGCTTCCCTGATGAGTGGACCCGGTGGCTTGACGACGGCACCGAGCAGTCGGATTCGGCGCGCTACCGGGAACTCGGCAACGCTGTCGCTGTCCCCGTCGTGGAGTGGATAGCTCACCGCTTGGCCGCTGCCGAGGCGTGCACAGTAGCCGAGGGGGCCGCATGACCCCCCGCCTGTGCTCCAGGTGCTCCACGAACGGCCTCACCGTCCCCGCCGGGCCGTCGGGACTGTGTGACCCGTGCCTCCGCCGGGCAGCGGGCAGCGGCGGACCCCTGGGGCGCCCTGCCGTAACCCCGATGGAGCGGTACATCACCCTGCGGGCCAGGGGGGAGAGCAGGACCCTGGCCGCTGCCATGGCGGGTGTTTCGCCGGGGAAGGCCCGCGACCAGTTCGAGCCTGAGTTCCTGGCACGGTGCGGGTTGCTGCCGGACGTGCAGCATGTGGCAGGAGCTGGCAGCAAGGATGCGGCGGCGAGGGGGAGCGCCTCATGACCGAGGACGAGGCGGTCCGTATCCGGGCACTCGCAGCGAGGGGAGAGGCGGCGCCATGCCCCTGACTGCTGTCCCGCTTGCCGCCGTCCGGTTTACTGCCGGACGGCTTCGGCGTGTTCCGGGGCGGTCAGGATTCGCGGGCAGCGCGGCGCTTGCGGGCGAGTTCCTGCTCGGCGATGTAGCGCGGCGTCGGGTCGATGTCGCCTCGGCGGATCTTCTCGTCTTCGATGTGCCTGCGGATGGTCTCGCGGGACAGCCCGGTCTCCCTCACCAGGATGTTCTGCCGCACGCCGGTCTTGTCGGCTTGGTAAAGAGCGGCAGCGAGGCGGAGGGTGCGCTGCTCGCGCGCTTCGTTCGACGCGTCGGCAACGGCTTCCAGAAGCTCAGTCATCGCCTTCTCCCGGTCCACGGCAACATGTTGCCACATTCGTGTGGCCACATGAATAGTAGCATACCTGCCACCTTAATTGGCCAGCTTGCTTAGGCCAAAGTACTGTGGCATAGTCGGGCGTGCGACTGAAGGCACGCCAGTTCGACCCGGCACCATCCGGCATTAGCGGGACCGCACGAAAACAGCACCATCACATGAACCTCCTGAGTCCCCGGAAGGACGGCGCCCGCTGTGAGAGACCTGGCCATCCCCGCCATCGAGACGCGATATGCGGGAGTCCTGTTCCGTTCGCGTACCGAGGCGCGCTGGGCGAAGTTCTGGGATGAGCTGGAAATCAAGTGGGACTACGAGCCGCAGGGGTTCGTAGCCGCGGGCATCCCGTACCTCCCCGACTTCGTTGCCTTCCCCGCCCTAGGCATGCTCTGGGTCGAGATCAAGCCGACATGGCAGGCCGACCCGGAAGGCGTGGCCAAGTGGTGCGAGTTCGCCATCTGGCGCCCTGGGCATTCAAGGGCCGTTCTCTTTGCCGGCACGCCCGCACTCGAGGGAAACTACTTCGTCCGCGGCGGCAGCGAATCGCACCCGTGGGAAGACGACACGCAGCAATGGCGACCGTGCCCTTCCGGCCATCATTTCGACCTCGCCTATCCCGGCTATTTCCGCGCCAAGTACGCGGAGGATGGCTGCCCGCCGTGCGCCAATGACGGCGAGATCCGGCTGCAGTCTGCGGTGGCGGCAGCGCTCTCTTTCAAGTTCGACAAGGCGTAGACCTCATGGCCCGCATCCGGTCTATCAAGCCTGAGTTCTTCACGTCCGAGACCCTGGCGACCCTCCCTCTGTCTACGCGCCTGACCTTCATTGGTCTATGGACCTACGTTGACGACAACGGCGTCGGTATGGACAACGAACTGCTGATCAACGCGGCTATCTGGCCACTGGAGGAAGACTCTCTCGAAACCCTCGCGAGGACTCGCGAGGATCTCGCGAGTCTTTCGCGAACAGATCTCGTAAAACGCTACAGCGATTCGCGAAAGCGCTACCTCTACGTCACCTCATGGGACGAGCACCAGAAGGTAGACCATCCTCGCAAGCCGAGGTACCCAAGGCCTGACGCAGCATCTCCAGCCAGCGACCCGGCCAGCAACGATGGGTCCGTAGACCAGGCTCTCGCGACAGACTCGCGAGAATCTCGCGAAGACCTCGCGCCTGAGCAGGGATCAGGGATCAGGGATCAGGGATCAGGGAACCCCCCTAGCCCCCCCAGCGGGGGGAAGCGCGTCGGCCGCCAGAGCTACGACTACGACAGCGACCCAGTGTTCGGGCATTTCTGGTCCGTCTTCCCGAAGAAAAAGGGAAAGCCGGCTGCCTATGCCGCGTGGGAAAAGGCAATGGCGCGCGGCGCTGACCCGAACAACATCATCAAAGCGGCCGAGCATTACCGCGATGACCCGTCACGCGATCCCGAGAAGACGAAATACCCGCAGGGCTGGCTCAATGACGAGCGCTACGCCGACGAGGCCGACAGCGCCTCCGCAATTCCGCCCCGCTACTCGAACAACCCGTGGGACAACTGATGACCGACGTCCTGCGGGAGATCCTCCTGCCGAAGCTCGAGGGCATCAGGCCATCGGGCGGCGGCTACATGGCGCGCTGCCCCGCTCACGACGACTCGACGGCCAGCCTGTCGGTCGGCGAGGGCAAGGACCAGCCGGTCCTGATCGACTGCAAGGCCGGCTGCGAAACCGCCGACATCCTCGCCAAGCTCGGGCTCACCTGGGAAGACCTCTGCAAGCCACGCGAAGACGCGCAGGCCGTCAAGGGCGAGTGGACGCCGTGCGGTGAGGCGGTCGCCATCTACGACTACACCGACGAGGCCGGAACCCTGCTGTTCCAGGTCTGCCGCACTGCGACCAAAGATTTCCCGTGCCGTGTCGCCGACCGGACCCGCAAGACCGGCTGGCGATGGAGCCTCGGAACCACCCGGCGCGTCATCTACAGGCTCCCGAAGGTGCTTGAGGCGGTCAAGGACGGCCAGATCATCTACATCGCCGAAGGGGAGAAAGACGTCCACTCGCTCGAGCGGGCCGGGGCTGTGGGCACGTGCAACCCGGCCGGGTGCGGCGGCGGATGGCGCGAGGAGTACTCCGAGGCGCTGCGCGACGCGATCGTCATCATCATCGCCGACAAGGATGAGGCCGGGCAGGCGCACGCCCGGAAGATCATGGCCAGCCTAAGGGACGTCGCCGCGGCGGTCGAGATCAACGAGGCCCGCGGCGACCTGAAGGACGTCACCGATCATCTCGCCGCAGGACACACCCTCGCCGAGCTCGAGGTGACCTGCCGCGCCGAGGAGTTCAAGCCGGACCTTGCCCCGGACCTGTACGAGTTCATCTCCATCGTGGACCCGCCGAGCGACTGGGTAATCCCCGGCCTGCTCGAGCGCGGGGACCGGCTTCTGTGGACCGGATTCGAGGGCCAGGGCAAGTCGGTCATCGTGAGGCAGCTCGCCGTGTGCGCGGCAGCAGGCGTCCACCCGTTCACCGATGAGCCGATGACTCCGCAGCGCGTCCTGTTCATCGACTGCGAGAATCCTGACCGCAAGTCGCGGCGCCACTTCCGCAAGCTCGAGCACATCGCCCGGATCCGCGGCTACCCGGTCCCGGTGGGGACGCTGCGCATCCTGCAGAAGCCCGCGGGCGTTGACCTCACGCGCGAGGAGGACGCCGCGTGGCTGCTGGAGCGGGTTACCGCGCATCAGCCCGACCTCCTCGTCTGCGGGCCCTTCTACCGGCTGCATGCTGCGGACACCAACGACGAGAAGGCCGCGCGGATCGTGGTGTCCGCCCTCGACGCGGCCCGGATCAAGGCCGACTGCGCCCTGGTGACCGAGGCTCATGCCGGCCATGGCGGCGGCGGGGACCGCAGCGTCCGGCCGACCGGCTCGAGCCTGCTCCTGCGCTGGCCCGAGTTCGGCTACGGAATCAAGCCTCTCGGCGAGGCCGACGAGCACGGCCACTCCCGGCACGTCCAGGTGGTGGCGTGGCGCGGCCCGCGCGAGGAACGCCACTGGCCCCGCGAGCTGATGTGGGGCACCCATGACAACGACTGGCCGTGGAAGTCCGCCGACGGGTTCAACCTCGCCGGGCTCCGCGCGGTCCCCGACAACCGGTACGGAGATTGAGATGAGCACAGCAGTAACCCTGACCGGGCGCCTGACCCGGGACCCGGAGCTGAAGTTCAGCGCCGCAGGAAAGGCGGTCACCCGTTTCTCGGTGGTCACCTCCCGCCGGGTCAAGGACAGCAAGACGGATGAGTGGGGCGACGCCGACACGACGTTCTGGGAGTGCGTGGCGTTCGGCGACCTGGCGGCTAATGCTGCGGACTCGCTTGAGAAGGGAACTGCGGTCATCGTGACCGGCCACGCCTCGCAGGAGGAGTGGACCACGAAGGAGGGCGAGAAGCGCCGCTCGCTCAAGGTCATCGCGGAAGACATCGCCCCGTCGCTCCGGTGGGCATCGGCAAAGGTCGGCAAGGCGGCGCAGAAGCCCGCGGCCACGCCGAAGGACAATAACCCGTTCGCTGACGAGCCGCCGTTCTGATGGCCGCGCACCCGATGCCCGGCCACGGCGACGCCTGCCCCGTCTGCCTTCCCGGCGATCACCCGGCGACGCAGCCCTACCGAGCGGTTCCCGCGAACCGCGGAGTTCTCGCCAGTTACGAGTGCGCCGCGTGCGGGACCGTCTGGGAGACCTGGTTCGACGGCGACGGCTGGCCGATTGATCGGCTCATCGCCCCCGTCACTCCCGAGCAGGCCGCAAGGAACCGGCGTGCCCTCGCTGATGCCCTGAAGCCCGTGTCCGCTGCTTGATCCCTGTTCCCGGCACAGTGCCGGGGACCTCCGAATACCCGAACCGGAAATCGCACCGAGGAGAGAGATCGTGATCGACAACACCACAGAGCGGCTGCGCGGCACCAAGACGGCCGACGCGATCCTGATTGACGCGAGGCACGGCGGAAGCTGGGGGCCGAACTCAATCGAGCAGATGGAGCGCGACGGACAGCAGCAGCTTGTCAGCTCCGACCGGCTGCCCGTCGATACCCACCGCACCGACGCCGAGTTCGAGGCATTGGGCTTCACATTCGGCGACCCGGACCCGGGTGACCCGATCTTCCGCCCGGCGACCCTCCCGGAAGGCTGGCGCCGCGAAGGCAGCGACCATGCGATGTGGTCCCACCTCGTTGACGGGCTGGGCCGCAAGCGGGCCGGGGTCTTCTACAAGGCCGCGTTCTACGACCGGTCCGCGCATATGCGGCTGGACAGCCTCGCCCATTACGTGACCTGCGCGGTTGAGTACGACGAAGGCCCCGTCATCTTCGATGACGAATGGGCATCGAAGGAAGCGGTCGGCGTGGTCATGTCCGCGATCATCGAGGGCAACCTGAAGGAAGCCGCCCAGTTCGAGGAGTTCGCGGCCGACACCGCCAGCGGACGCCGCGACGAGCAGAACCGCGCTCACTGCGCCGAGATCGCGGCGACGAGGACCGCGGCGGCGGACAGGTATCGCGCTGCCCTCGCCGCGCTGATGGCTGGGGCGGACACCGTACCCGAGTAGCCCCCTCCCCGTCCGCGCCTCAGGACCGGGGTGCGGACGGGATTAACCCGAAGACCTCACCGAACCGAAGGAGACTCACCGATGACCCCCTTGACGAGCGCCGAGCGCGTCCGCTTCGCCCTGGACGCGATAGGCGCCGCACCGGGCAGCGAGGACCCGGAGAACTGCCCCGCGCCAGACAGCCCGTGGTCACCCTGGGCTGTGCCGGTGATGCTGTTCGCAGGCGGGGCGCACGACGGCACGCCGTGGCTGTGGCTGGCTTGCCGCTGCGGATGGCACCTTGGCTTCTCCGAGCAGATCGATCCTGACCACCTGGCCGAGGCTGCTAAGACGCACCGGGATGAGTGCGAGGTGGCGCAGGAACTGCTCGCTGCTAAGCCGGAAAGCGCTGCGGCCACGCACAAGAACGCCGCCAAGAGGATCCGCGACGTCATCGCTGATGCTCTTGCTGGCGGGGAGGTGCCCTCATCGTGAGCACCGAGACAGCCATCCCGCAGCCCGTACCGCAGGACATGGAGCGCCTCCGCGCCTTCACGCTGGACCGTTACGACAGCCTCACGCTGGACTGCCCGGACTGCGAAGAACCGCTCTACCTGAGCGCGCAATCGGGCGGCATCAAGGACCTCGGCGATGTCATCGACGCCGTGGCCGCGCACCAATGCGATCCCAGGGTGCTTGCGCGCCTCATGGGCGATGACGAAGAGGAGTCAGCATCATGACCGAGACAACCGAGACA